AAAGGAAATGTTATCTTCATTTCACACGAAGATATTTACACAACAAAGAATGTACTAGGATCTGAAGTAACACATTACAAACCCGGAATTAATGATAAACTACATGATCGAATTTCTGGGCTAACATCAATCATTGGTAGAGCGTACAAAGATAGTCGTAAAGTCGGAGGAGAAATTATCAATCGATATTATGTATCATTTGGATCGATCCCAGAAGAATTATCTGGTACAAGAGTTCCATTGAAAGATGTAGTGATCGAAAATACGTACGAAGCATTTAAAAACAATATTAAATAAAAGGAGAATGTAAATTATGGAAGATGTAATGGGCGAATTAGAAAATATTTTTAACGAGGTAAAGGACGCAGATAGTGTATTTGAGAATATTCCAGATGGTGAATATTTGGCAGAGATTCAAGGTGCTGAATATCGAGAATCTAAAGCTGGTCGACCAATGGTAATGATTAGCACAAAAGTAATTCATGGTAAATATGAAGGTAAAACTCACAATAAATTTATTATGATTTCCGGAAACGACCAGGAAGCGACACGTCGAAACCTAAATCGTATGGCTAAAGAATTACAAGCACTCGGTGTAAATACTGATGGAGGATTCCAAGCGACTCTAGACAATCTTGATACATTGGAAGGTGTTGAGGTTACCATGAAAATTGAAACAACTGATGGATGGACAAACACTCACCTCAACTTAGCTTAAAATGTGGGTATTTGACTTTGAAGTCTTCGTGAAAGATTGGATGGTCGTCTTTAAAAATATGGCGACCTCTAAATCTTTTGAATTTGTAAACGATCAGAAAGGCTTGGCTGATTTTTACGAAAAACATAAAGAAGACTTATTCATAGGATTTAATAATAAAAAATATGATGATTATATTTTTAAAGGAATATTACTTGGTGAAAATCCAAAGAGAATTAACGATATACTTATTGAAGAGAGTGATGTTTTAAAAGTATGGCGAATGTATGATATGAATAAATATCAATTATATTCACTTGACATTTCTCAAGATGCAATGTTTGCGTCGCTTAAAGAATTAGAAGGATGGTTCCAATTAGATATTATGGAATCAAGTGTACCTTTTGATATTGATAGAGCTTTGACACAAGAAGAAATTGATGACGTTATGCATTATTGTAGACACGATGTAGATGCAACTTTACATATCGTGAAACAATTAATTGGTAATGTTAAAACTAAGTTGAATTTAGTTCAAACCTTTGGTCTGAATAAAAGTGACTTAAAGAGAACAAATGCACAATTGACTGCTAAGATACTAGGTGCAAATAAGATAAACAAATACGATGATGAATTCACACCATATGAAATGCCGCCTGGTATGGAAGTTGCGAATCAAGAAATAGTAGATTTCTACACTAATCCTGAAGGTGGCAAATTAGATTATGACCGTAATTTACAAATTGATATTGCTGGAGTTGAACATACTTTAGCATATGGTGGATTACATGGAGCAAGAAAGAACTTCAAATATGAAGGTGAGATGTGGTTGCTTGATGGAGCTTCGTATTATCCATCAATGATGATTTCATATGATTTTCTAAGTCGAGGAATACCGGAAAATATGAAGCATAAGTTTAAAGAGATATATGATACTCGATTTAAACTCAAAGCTAAAGGCGATCCTAACCAAGCGATTTATAAATTGATTTTGAACACAATTTATGGTTGTCTTAAGAATGTTTACAATGGGTTATATGACCCTAAGATGTCAAATAATGTATGTATCACTGGTCAAATGTTACTAATTGACCTAATTGAGAAAATTGAACCCTATGCAACCCTGGTTCAATCAAACACAGATGGTATTCTAGTCATCCCACATAACAAAACTAAGATTAAAGAAGCAGTGAAAGATTGGGAAAAACGTACGGGATTACCAATGGACATTGATATTTTTAAATCGTTATATCAAAAAGATGTGAATAATTATATTGTGGTTGATGAATATGATGAGTTAACTGTGGTCGGTGGAATGGTTCGACAAACATCTTTCCAAAAAAATAAAAGAACGTTACGTAATTCAAACTCAATTTTAGATGATGCAGTTGTAAATTATTTTGTGAATAAAGTACGTCCAGAACAAACAATTGCGGATAATAACGATCTCTCAAAGTATCAAATTATCACTAAAACTGGGAACACATTCGATAAAACTATTTGGAGATATTCGGGAATGGAAATAGAAGCTCAGAAAGTGAACCGTGTATACGCAACAACAGATCGATTAGCAGGAAAACTTTACAAGATTAAAGATGGGGATTCATATCATGCAATTGCGAGTTTACCAGACAATTGTTATTTAGATAACCGTAATGAGTTTAGTATTACGAAGCTAGATAAAAACTGGTATGTTGAAGCTGCATGGGATAGAATCAAAATGTTTGACAAGGAGGCAGTTAGATGATTAAGAATATTATTATTGAAGGTACTGATGGAACCGGTAAATCTACAATCGCACACTATATAAGTAAAAGTTACAATTTTGAATATTATCACTCAAGTGACAAAACTCCAAACGATTACAACTATCATTTTGAATTATTATCTTCAGATCATAAAAATGTGCTAGATAGATTCCAAATAGGTGAAATCATTTATCCGATTCTATTTGGTAGAAAGAGCAAGTTATCATTAAATCAAGTGTTGATGCTTGCTAGAACTGAAGATACTCACACATTAATTCTTTATAGTTCAAGCGAAGAGTTTTTATTCAATCGTTTAAAAAATAGAGGCAATGATGTGGATGATATTGAATATGTATTTCAAGCAAATAAACTCTTCAAGTTGGTAGGAGAATTCTTTGATATATTAGATATTCCAGTCACACTATTAGATATTGCAAAAGATGATTTGCACGGAGAGGTGGATAAAATAATTGGTAATAGTAGCAGATAATATGAATCAAATTTATCATGAAATTCTGGTGAACATTTTAGATAATGGTAAACATGTTGACAACACTTTAGAAATTCAGAACGCACAATTTACTTTGACTAATTTAGATAATAATGTAATTACTATTAGAGAGAATACAAGCTTAAAATATTTATTAGATGAACTTGTGTGGTATTTCTCAGGTGATAATAGTTTAGATTTCATTGGGAAATTCTCAAGTTTCTGGGAGAATATATCAGATGACGGCGAAACTGCAAACTCAGCGTATGGTTACATTTTGCATAACAAGTTTGGATTTGACCAAGTTGAACAAGTGATTGAAATATTAAGCTCGGATGAACACTCTAGACGAGCATTGATAAACATCAATTCACCACATAATAATGTTCAGGATACATTTGATGAACCTTGTACAATTGCTCTACAATATTTTATTAGAGATGGAAAATTGCATTCAACTGGAATGATGAGAAGCAATGATATGTGGTTTGGATTTCCATATGATATACCATATTTTACGGAACTACAAAAATATATTGCTCATAGATTAGATATTGAAACAGGATCGTACACTCATTTTGTAACGTCAATGCACGTATATGATAGAAACTTAGAAAATATTGAAAAATCTGCCTCTAATTACTCTAAAGAACAAGAGACAGTCACTATAAACGTGTTAGAATTGATAAGTAATATAGATATATTGCACGAGACACTTAGAACAGCTCAGGATGCACATGGGATCGTTATAGATTTGTGTAAAGAGTATAATGTTATAGAAATGAGTGAATAGTATTGAAATTAGCATTGTTAAATTTATCAAATAACATTACAAATTATAGAACAGTATCGTCTGGGGAAACAATATCATTTGGAAAAGTATTTGAGGATATGGGTTATGATGTTGATATTATCTCTAAGAAAGCTGGAGAATATACGATTGCGTTCGAAGATGTGGAAGATATTAACTCCTATGATAAATTAGTGATGGTAAATGGAGCAATTAATTTCTTTGGAGGTAAAGAGAATCCAATCATTACCAAGAACTATCGATTGATAGCTAAATGGGAGAAAGAAATTTATTATCTATTCACAGATATTCGATTACCATTTAAACAATTGTGGCCAGCTATTGAGAAACGAGGCTGGGGATATAAGAAAGATGATGTATGGGTAGACAACGACATTATTATAATATCACAAGGATCGGATTTAGACAAAACTAAGAAAGCTCACAAAGATGAAGATTATGAATATGTGTATTTCCCAATTGAACAATA